ATAGTTGGTAGTTTAGGATTTTCTGATGATGCACCTAATACTAATTCAAATTCTCCAACAGAGGATAAAGTTAATTTATCATATCTTGCCAAATAGAAAGAATAGTCAAATACAAAATCTTCATTAGAAGATAAAATTTGAGTTGCATTTGAACCAGAACCAGAAAAATCTCTGGATGCAAATTCAAATGGACTAATAGTGCTTGCTGTATTATAATCAGACACTCTTGGTCTTACATCAATAGTATCTAAATTCCTTACTTGATTGAAAGTAGCAATTTTATTTTTATTGACAGATGATGGATAACTATTAACTGTAATAACATCTCCATTATCAGTTGATTCAAAGGAGAATCTATCAAAATAAACGTTAATTCTATGTGATGGTTCTTTGGAAGAATTTTTTCTTACAATTCTGCCAAAATCATAGAATTGTTTTCTCTGTCCATTATCAAGAATAAAATCATTAGTAATGTTAGTTGAACCTACATTTACTGTAGATACAGTTGCTGAATATCCACTTTCTTTAAAAGAAACCACTTCAGAGGCAGAGAATACCTTTTGATTCTTGTAGATTACATAAATTTCACTAGAGGTTTTATTTTCTGCATAGATTGCAACTGCACCAGAATCTTGACCAATAAGAACTTCTCCTAAAATTAAATCAAAAGTATTTCCATTTGGTCCAGTAATACCAGTTAATGAAATCCAAGGTGGGGTAGGAGTTTCTGTTTCAGTAGATTCAAAAACTCCTTGAACTTCAAGAACATCTGCATAATTTAATGATATTTCAGCATCCTCTACTCTTGTTCCATAAATTGACGTTGAGGTAAGTCCTGCATTTGGAGGAGTTGAATATTTGGTTTTAGAAATTACCACAGAAGAACATCTGTTTAACTTTTTGAACTTATTAGTTACATTAGATTTAATTTGAGTGGTAATGACAGAACAAGGACCTGCAGTAGAACTTAAATTAGTAAATTCAGCATCTTTATTGCCATTAGATCTTGTGAAAGTTGCATTAGAAAGATTTTCTAATGTTCCATTAGCATTAACTACAACATATCTTTCTTCGTCAAAAGATGCATATACATAATCTCCTACTAATGTTGGAAGAGTTAATGTGGTAGAAGATTTAGATACTCCAGTGTATTGTTTTTTAATATAAACATTTGAGTTTAAGGTGCTTACATTTGAAATATTGTTGTGATTTAATTTTGTGTATAAAGATGATGATTCAGAGTTTGCAACTATTTGTGGTTTAATTACTTTTAAATCTGATATTTGATAGAATGTTGTACCTGAACCAATATTTCCAGTACAAACATTTCCAACTGTAGATTCTCCTACAACAGCAATTTGATTGTTAGAACCTTCTATAGAAGTAATTCTAACATAAACTGAAGATGTTAATCCTGCTCTACTGAAAGATAAGACATCATTTACTTTTAATGTTGATGCAAATGAACCTCCATTATTGCTGGTGATAGTTCCTATACCAGAATCAATTTGAGCAGTAAACTGTCCATTAATTGAAGTTTGTTTGGATAACAAAGTATCAGCAACAAATTCAACACTTTGATTATAAATTGATTTTACATCATCAATTGAATAGTCTCTAACTGTAGAAATAGTTGGAGAAAATTCTATGCCATCTACTATTAAAGTTTCTCCAACAGAGAATTTTCCAGATACTTGATATAATTTTACAGAAACTCCACTGACGTCTTTTGCGTATCCAAAGGCACCACTATTCTTTCCTTTTACATATGAACCTACTGCTAATTCTGCAATAGAACCACTTAAAGTCAGGTTAGTATATGTCTGAATGTCAAACAAGTACAAGTTTGCCTGACTTGAAGGACTTTCAAAAGAAGTATTGTGAGATTCAAAATCATATACTCTTGCAAATCCTACAGTTGTTCCAGTTGCTACTTGATTAGTCAGTCTTTGGTCCAACAGAGAAACTGAAAATGTAGTAGTCAATCCAAGATTTGGGGAACCATTTACATTATTGACTCTAATCAAATCTCCACCACAAAAAGATGCAGATGAAGATTCTACTGATTTTGTAGTTCTTGGTTTTGGATAATCTATTAAAACGTTACTTGTGGGAATTTCATATCCTTTTACATATGCTTTTCCTGGAGAAACTTTTAACAATCCTAAATCAATTGAAGGTACAGAACCATCTAGAGTTCTTTGAGTTTCTGTATAAAGACCACCATTTCCAAGATTATCATTTAATGATTCTAAAGATTGTACATCAGAAGGATTTACATAATAATTTCCAGATTCATCATAAGTTCTTCTAGCTAAAATTTCATTAATAAAAGAATACTTATCATCTTTTTTAATTGATGTTACTAAACCATTAGTGACTCTAAACAGTTCTATAAAGTTATCATCACTAAAGTCATCTATTGACTTTTTAGATAAGTTTAAAGTAATTTTTAATCTATCTGCACCAGGAGCAGCATAGTTTGAAAATCCTTGAGCATTATCATTTAAAGATGAGTCTTCATCAGAATCTATAATATCTTCTACAATCTCTAAACCAACTCTATATGAAGGCGTATTTGTATATTGGTCTAATATAATAGTTGAAGCATCAACACCAATAAAATACCCTCTAACAAAATAAACACCTTCTGTTAGATTTGCTGCAGACCCTACAGAAGTTGCTTTTCTATTAGTTAAAGATATAACTCTTGCAAATTCAGAATTAGTGAAGATGTAAGAATCTCCAACAGGAATGTCTGATAATGTTATTAATTCTTCCCCATCATCAAATACTTCTTTAACAAAAGACTGATCATCTGAACTATCAGATGATGAAATGTACTTTACATACAAAGTTGTATTTGCACGTTCAGAATCTTCTGAAGATAAAACTTTAACTACCTTTGCTGAAATGCCAGTTACTTTTCCTTTTATTGTTACACCAATTAAACTTTCATAATATGCTTCTACATTAATACCCTTATAAGTATTTTCAATTTCTACGCAAGTAAAGTTGCCATCATAGTTTGATGCCCCAGGAATTACTACTCCACCATTTGTATAAAAAGCAGTGCCAAATTTTTCAATTTGATTTTGTAAAATTGATTGTAAAGTAGTTAATTCTCTTGATTGTACAGTAGTTCCTGGTTTAAATAAAACCTTATAATAGTTTTTGTCCTCACTGAAGTCATCAAAATAAGGACTTTTATTTAAATTTGTGCTTTGGGGCATTTTAGAACTCTATAATAATTTTAATATCTTCTCTTTGTTGAGACTGTCTTGACACAGAAACTCTGTTATCAACATATACAATCTCACCACTCTTTGTATTTATATCTGGATTTGCAAGTCCCTCTGAAAAAGTTTGTCCCAAAAAGGTGTCTCCCAACTGAGCACCTGAAAAACTCACTACATTATAATTATTTCCATTTATTGTAATTGCACTTGCATCAAAATTGGAATAAGAATACTTTGAAGTTGTTGTTAACCCAACTCCACCAGTTAAGTATCTATCAAAAGTTTTTGTAATATTTTCAGAAGAATAAGTATCAATATAATATTCTATTGGTTTAGTGTACTTAATTACAGTAGAAGAACCAATAGATACTGCACTTACTAAACTTGCAGTTGAATTTGTTTGAGATTGTGTAATTACAGAATCTTCTGGTTCTGTAGATGCTGATGTACCATCTACTAAGATTCCATAAACTCCAGTTCCTGTTGTTGCAGTGAATGCAGTAGTGCTTCCAAATTGAGTAATATCTTTAATTATCCCAACTCTTGCAAACTGGTTACCCTCTATAAAGTCTGGGTTTGTTATAGTATTCTCAATTCTTGAATAAATTAAAACTCTGTTTGTTCCAAGCTCTGCATAAACATTTTTACCATGACCACCAGCAGGAGGAATAATAACATTAAATACTGCTTTTGTTCCTTGGGCACTTACTACAGAATCTAAATCTAAAGTTGCAAAAGAATATCCAGACCCTCCATTAGTAACAGTAACCTTTATGGGGTTTCCTTGTTCGTTAAAAGTTACTGATGCTAATCCTCCAGAACCATCTCCAAGAATAGGAATATCATTTATAATATTAGAAGTTGATGGAATTAAATATGGTTGAGAATCTTCAACTAAAATTGTTTCAATTTTACCATTTTCTGCTGCTTCTCTGATTCTATAAATTTCAGAATTTTCTTGTTGAGTTGCTGTAGTCCAATTATTTGGAACTGAAATATAATTTGTAGAATCAATTTTTAAGGCATCTGAAGCAGAAATAGTGTACAAATATTTCCAAGTATATCCATCATTTTCTGTTTCTGGAGATTCTGATGTGTGGACAGGTTCATTTATTGAAATAACTCCTTTATTTTGATTTGAAGGAGCAGCACCATTATTAATACAAATATAAACTCTATAATCTCTGTTTATTACATAAAATCTACTGTCATATAATCTTGTAGAATTTGTGATTGGAGTCAAATTGTATCTGCTATAATCATGTCTATACATGTCATACTTCAACCCAGAAGTCCACTGAACTTTTGGAATAACTCTAATTGTATCTGATGTTGTTATTTTTTTAACACCAAGAATTGTATTCCTGTGCTCATTTAAATAATTTAAATTGTCTACAGGGTCTGGAGTATTGCTGTTCCAGTCTGAAAAATAATCACTATAATTTGATAATCCTATAAAACAATAATAGTTACCATTCTCAACAGAGTCAATAAAATTAGTACATGTTCTGATTTTTAAATTATCAGTTATTATAGCTGGCATTTTTTATGGACACTTTTATGTTATTTATTAAGATTTTCTCCAGATAGAAATTGTAGAAGTATTTGTTCCTGCTGGAGAATCTGAAGTGTAATAAGTTTTGCCTATACCAATAAAACTTGCACCTATAGAAGTTACAGTAACTCCTACTCCAGTATAATCAGATTCTACATAATCACCAATAGTGATTAATGTTCCAATTCCTACAGTGGTGTCAATTCCAACTACATTAGTATTGACTCCAACAAAAGTTCCAGTTGTTGTTCCAATACCCACAAAATGATTGTATGTAGACCTCTGAGAATACCTTGATTTGTTTACATATTCTCCAGATATGATAATATCTTGTTTTTGAGGTGTCCAAGAAATAGATCTAATTTGAGATGAACTTTCTGATAAACCTAATTTATTATATAATTCTGTTTCTACAGAATCAGAAGTTAAAATTTTCTTAACTGTTCTTGTTTGCTGTCTTTGGGGAGACTTATTTAATAAATCTTTGCGTATTTGTAAAAGATCTCCTGGTTCTACTGGAGGATCTATATTAACAAATTCAGTATCATTATAATATCCTTTATAAAAATAAACTTTAATAATGCTTCCTAGTGTAGGAGCTTCTTTAAAGACTACTTGAGTTCCTGACGTGAATGTATAAGATTCATTAGGAATTTGTAAAACATCATTGATGAAAATTAATAAATTATATGCTAAGTTTATTTCAGATCCATCTATTGTTTCTAAACTTATTGGTTGAATTTCACCATTTACAGTTTCATATAAAGTAAATATTTTTCTTCTTCCACTTACATAAGGAGTAAAATCATTTAACTTTTGTAATATACCAATATTCCAAGCAGCAAATTTATCCTTTTCAACTTCATTTATGGTTATCTGTAAAGGAACATATCCTGGACCAGTAACCACACCAACAGGAGTTAAAACTTCTCCAACAGTATATCCATACCCAGGATTAGTAAATTTAAAGTTTGTTACTGTCCCAAATGAGTTGACCTCAAGAGAAACAGAAGCTCCTATGCCTAAAGTAGATCCAGTTACAGGAATATTTTCATATCCAAATGGTGGGTCAATTACTACAGTTGGAGCAACACCTCCAGTATAGGTGCCAACTTGACTAAAACTTACTCCAATAACATTTCCATCTTGAACTATTGCAGTTGCTTCTCCTGTGGTTCTTATTCCTGAAGAAGTTTCAAAATGAATGTTGTAAACTCTATCAGATCTATATCCAGATCCAGATACTCCTATAACAATATTATCTGAATTTATTTCTTGTTCTGGAAGAACTCCACCAATAAAAAGTTCTGCTGGAACCATAGGTTGGTAATTAGTTCCATAGCTTAATCCATATCCAACTATCATTCCTCCTCTTGGAAGTCCTCCAACATTTACATCATAAGGTTTTGTGGTGCCAAACCCAGATTCATATTCACCCCTACTTCCTATAAATGAAATGCTTGTGATTCCAGATATAGAGTCTTCTTCATATACAAAAGCTTCTTCAGATTCTGGATATTGGAATATATTATTGACTAACACTATTCCATTATCTGATTTAATTCCTACAGTATTAATTCCTGCTACTTTTAATGTGAAAGATGAACTAATTCCATTAAATTGCTCAGAAACATCATCAAATACTGCATTACCAAAATAATTTGATCTTAAGAAAGCTCTTCCTTGAAATTTAGTTTCTTCATTTGGAATAATTTGAACCAGTTGTACATTTGATACTGGATTTGCAAGATCAACAGAATCTACAAACTGAATTTTCTGATTGTTTATAGCATTTAAATAACTATTGGCAAAACTAAAGTTATTTTCTGAATTTTTAATTATAAAATAATTGTTATCTGATGTTAACTGATCTGGAGGTCTTGATGCAAAAAGTTTAACTTGAGAACCTGTTTTAAAATTGTTGGTAAAGTAGTCAAAAGAATATGATGATATTCCTGTATTAGAATAGTTAAAGTTTTCTGGTAAAATTAAAATTGAATATATTTTTCCTTCTAAAGGAGCACTTGTAAAGTAAATTATGTCTTTATCAATAGTATAATTACCCTCCATTACATAAGCAACAGTTGCTTGAGATATAGAAGTATTATCTGTTCCCAAATAGTTCAAGTCTTCTAATAACGTAATATCATATCCAGATGGAGATGTTTTTAATCCATAGTCTAATGTTAAAACTCTAAAAAGACCGTCATTAATTTTTAATACTGAAGTTGGTGATATATTTCTTAAAGATGAAACTCTAATTTTTGCTGAGTTGAATACAGTTTGTATTCCAACAGTAGAACCAATTGAAAGTGGAGATTGAATTACGTTATCAATAGTGATTAAACATTTTGAATTTTGTTTTTCTACTTCAAAGTAATGCTCAGTCCCTACTCCAACAGATGTTATATTGACATAGGAATTTGATAGTGCCAAAGAGGATGCAAGTGCAACTCTTATGGTGTCCTTATCAACTACTATAGGATATACAGTATCAGGTAAATAAGTAAATCCTAATCCAAATCCTAAAGAACTTATTCCTACAGAAGAACTACCAACTCCTAAAGTATAATTTAATTTTTCTCCAGTTTTGAAGTAATGATTTTCAACTGTGATAGTCTCGTTATCTATATCTACTATATCACCATCACTTCCATCAAATTGTTTGTAAAATAATGGAGTTTCATTATGTTTTATTGGAAAAGATGTTCTTCCAAAAATATTAGGAACATATAAAATATCTATGTTTGCCATTTATGATTGTGTTGTTAAAATATTTTTCTCAAAGAATTTAATGGAGTAATTGGCATTATTTGCTGGAATGTAAGATAATAAGTAAGAATTTGTACCTGATTCATAAGTGGTTTCAAAGGATAAATCATCAATATTTCCAAGTACAGAATAGTTTATATTATTTAAGTAGGTATTTTGTTGATAGTGAATTGTGTCAAGTAAAACAAAACTTTTTTGTGTAGTTACTCCTACAGTTTTAGTCACTTCAATACCATATTTTGATGCCGCATAGTCTGCTGAAATGGTAGCAATAATTTCATCATTTCCAGAAGTATAACTTCCAGAAACTGCAGAACTATTTAATCTTGTTGGAGAATCAACTATTTCACTTGGAGAAGTTAATGTATTGGTTAAGAATGTAATGTTGCTGTAAACAGTCACTCCAACACCAGAAACTCCATCATAAGTAATTAATAAATCTCCTCCAGAAGTAGAAATGCCAATAGTTCCTAATCCAACTATTTGGTTTGATGCATAGTTATTATATTGAACACATCCAGAATCATATAAAAATGCCATTTCTTGGGAACTTTCAATACGGTTTAATTGTGAAGATATTCCTACAAACAAAGTGCCAGAAGATGATTCTGATAATGGTATTGAGTAAATTGTTTTCTGGGTTGGAGAAACTTCAGAGGCATAATTTGAAGTCACTGTAACATTTCTAACATAACCGTATGATGTTGTAGAAACTCCTACAACTGTGTCTACATTTTCTCTAACAGCTTTAATTGACAAAGAATTGAATATGTTGACTGGAATATAATTAATGACCATTGTATTATCGCCCAAAGGTTCTGCAGTAACTTTTCCAAAATCATTACTTTCAAAATAAGAATATGAAGTCAAGTTTATGATTTCTCCATTTCTGGTTACTAATAATTCAAAGAATTGTGGGAATAAAAATGGTCCCAAGAAAGAATTTGAAGCTTCTACAAAAAATACATATTTTGAAACAAGACTGCCAGTAATTTCATCTATAGGAATTACAACCACTGGTGGAACAGTAGTATTAAATAAATTAGAGATATCATCTATTTTTAAAACTAAATTTTCTTTTGATAATAAATAATCTGACAAAACTTTACTGTTAAATTTAATAATATCTGATGCTGTGAGATTGTAATCTTCAACATTCTCAAAGACTAAATCAAAATCATTAATTGTGGTTAGGTCTGCAAAAGAACTAAGAGCAATATTAACCTTTGATGAATCATCTGTTGTAATAGAAGAAATTCCAGATGGTAAAGATTCTACTACTAAATCACTAAACTTTTTATATCCTGCAACATGAGAGGTGTCAGACACTACTGAATCCCAATCACTTAATGATTTTTTACTCTTAAGTGAATAAGCAAATCTTTGATAATAATCATTATCTGGAAGTTTTTGTACAGTAGATGATAATTGACCTTGTTGGGTTTGCCATCCTATAGTTTTAAGAACACTTGAGGAAGATTTTAAAATTAAATTGTAATTTTCAATCTTATAAACTTTACCTTTTGATAAACTTGAAGTTCCAGTTAGAATATTTCCAACTTGTACAGAATTTGGATTTTTGATTTTTAATAAATTCGTTACAGGGTCATTATTTTGATTTGAGATTATTGTAGAATCTGCTACTGACTCATTACTGTAGAAAATATTTTCTACAAGATTTGCTGTAACTTTAGGTAAGATATTAGAGTTTACAACATAGGCATTATTATCTAAAGTTCCTTCTACAGAAAACACTCCAGGATACTGTTTTAATTGATATGTTATTTGAGCTGCATTTTCAGATCCAAGAGAAGTTTGTACTCCAACAACTTTAAAGAAGTTGTAATCATAATCTGATGAGTTGTATCCTGCACCAAGATTTTCTTCTATTCCTTCTACAAAAATTTCATCATCAATTAAAAATGGTAATGGATTGCTTGTAGTAAATCCTGATATTGGTGTTTCTAAGGTTAAAGTAATTTGATATTGATTTGAAGCAAATGCAGTGCTTATTCCAAGAATTTTTAATCCATTATTATTTTCTGTAAAGACTATTTTATCATCTGTAGAATATAACCCAGAACTTGGATTGACAAGTTCAATTTCATCTAATGATCCATTTCTAATAGTAACATTAGCAGCAAAATCAGGAACTAAGTCGCTAGACTCAACACTATACAAATTAATTTTAGGAGCACTTAAATAATTTGCTCCTCTTTCAACAATACTTAGTGTCTCAACTTTATAATTATTGTATACAAATGTTGATGAGTATCCTTTTGAAAATGGTTTTAAAGTTTTATCAAATGGCAAGACACATTCATCATTTACAACAGTGCTTTTTACAATTTTTCCTATGCTTTTACTAATAGGTATTAAATTAGATCCAGATCCATTTCCAGAAATTGAAGATATCTTTGGCAGTCTTTGATACTCACTTCCTTTAGACAATAATTTAACTTTACTTATAGAACCAGGAGTATTTGAAGAAGTTACCTTATAAGATAGTGTAGAAATTCCTGAAATATAATGTCTATTTTCTGGGTCTACTGGATAATTAACTTCAAAAGAATTATCAGAGACTGTAGTAATGCCAACAACAATATCATTATACAAACTTGGATTTATATTGATAGTATTAAATTTAAATACAGATTCATCTGAAAATACTTTTTTGGAGGTTGACTCTATATTGTAATAAAGAATTTTAGGGGTATATCTTGAAATTCTTAAAGTTAGTGCTGTAGAAGTTTTTGTAACTTCAATACCATTTTGTACATTTCCCAAGTATTCGTTTTTAAATTCAGAATCTGTATATAATTTAAAATTAGTATCAGAGAGAGTATCAGAAGATGTATCAAATGTCACAATTTCATTTTCATAAGCATTAACATTAGGGTTATTTTGAGAGTTTATTCTTAACTTTGCTGTTGATGTATCATATGATGCAATATATGTTGTAGTGACTCCAGAATTTACAGTTAAGTATACTTTATCCTCAACTAATAATCCATGAGTTTGTGCTGTAGATACTACAGTTTTATTTGTATTGACATTAGCAGTAACAACACTTCTATTTGAATTTAACTTATGAAGGTAATTGTTTTCTGCTGAAGTGTATAATAAGAGATTATCAGTACTGTTAGTTGTTGTAATTGAACTTGTTAGTCCAATTACATTATTATCAATTTTGACAACATATAAAGTTGAAATCCCACTTAAATTGCCAAATTCAGAAACCACTATTGAATTTTCTGCAGGAGTATAAATTACTTTTTCTCCAGTTTTAAATTTGTGATTGGGTAAGAAAATTCTTCCAGTGGGAATAAATTCAGTATTGCTTACTCCATATCCTAATGGTAAAATTGATAATGTGTTTCCTGCACCAATTGCAGTAGAAACTCCTACAGATACAGATTGTTGTGGATTGAAGTAGTATGCTTCATTTTTAGGAGGGAGATCTGAACTAGAAGAATTGAAATTAAATCTACTTTGCAGTAGTGTGACTGATGTTCCTAAATTATGAGATGTTGCTCCACTTTCCCTTAAAACATTAATAAAGTTGTTTGTGAAATCCAATCCAATTACTTTCAAAGTTTCTGAGTCTATTTTGATTAAAGAATCTATGTCAAAATTTAAGATAGAATCTTTGACTTGAATTGAAGTAACTATTCCAGTAGTAGTTTGGTCAGATATCCCTTCAAGTAATTGCGTTTCTTTTAATGGAACATTTACTTGAACAAATCCTTCTAAATCAGAGAATGTAGTTGTAGACACTCCAGAAATTTTAATATAACTTTTATCCTTAATGTTGTGAGTTGTAGTAGCAATACCAACAACTGAACCTTTTTCATAAATCAAAGTTACATTAGATAGTGTTTGAGTTGAAGATTGAATGCTATTAATTCCAACTCCAGAAAGTTCTGATACTTCTGCTAAAGCTCCAAACCCACCAGTATTGGAGTTGTCAAAAGATATTCTATTACCTATTGAATAATTAAATCCACCATTAACAACAAGAACATCATCAACTCGTCCTCTTGAAGAATTTGTGACTAAAATTTCTCCTGATTTTGACTTTTCATTAAAGTTAAAGTATTCATAATAATTTTGTTTATTTTCTACACCATATGGAAGGGTGTGTTTTGATATGTTTAAAGCGTTAAAGTTTAAATCTTGATTAATTCTTAAATCTAAATTATCCTGTTCTGGCGTGTACTTGTAGTAATTTCCTATGAAGTATGGGAATATTGGGTTTCTTGTATTTGAAACAGTACAGAAATATGCATATACACCATTTGGAAATTCTGGAGTTGCACAGAATCTTCCATTATATTTGTCCAATCTTCCAAGACCTTCAACATACTCATAGTCCTCTATAAGTGAACCTGGAGGGAATGTAGAGGAATCTGGTCTATTTGTTGATAATGTAGATTTTATTTGATAACTTGAGGTCATTCTTCTAAACCCACCAGTTCCATCAGGATTAGTGTATCCATCTGGACCATAAATTGGAGAACCATCATAAGCCCATCCAATTATTGAAGAATGTGATGTTGGATTTTGATTTGTTGCTAATTCTGGAATATTAAACTGTGACCACAAATCAGAGTTTAGATAAAAGATGTTAAAAGTATTTCCAAAGTATGAGTGTTTCTTTCCTAAAAGAACCCCTGAAGAAACATTAGTTGAACCTAATTTGTATATTTCATTTAATGACCAAGACTGTAAATTAGTGGAAAGTTTTAAATTCTTGCCTACAGGGTCTATTTTTATATCAGTTGAACTGTTATACCCAACACCACCATTAACAATTGATATAGAGGTAATCTGTCCATTTACTATCACAGGTTCAAGTTGAGCACCATAACCAGAACCTTCAACAATTAACTTGATAGAATTGTAATAGTTGTTTCCTGAACTTTTAACTATTACTTTAATAATTTTACCATCTACTACAACAGGTTCTAAGTTTGCTCCTTCTCCAACCAATTCCTTAATTGTTGGAGCATTTTTATAATTAAGGATTGTTGGAGTTCCATATCCATACTGCCCAAAGAATCCAGTTTGTACTTCAGTAACTTTGCCTAAAACTATAGGTTTTATTGTTGCTTGAGAACCTATAATGTTTCCTTGTCCATCTGTTGCAAGAGAACCAGAAACATTTACTCTAATTGGTGAATATTCAAAGAAGTAAATTGAAAATATATCAGAAACTCCAAAGTCAACATATGTTGTTGAAGTTTTGCTTGTTTTTAATTTAAATCTATTTTCATCTATTTTGTGAATATAATAATTTGTTTCTGTACTAATTCCTGATAAAGTTGTGCCAGAAAAAGAATATCTTACTTCATCATCTGTAGAAAACCCATGATTTTTTATGGTAATAACACTATCATAATGGTTTACATCATTAGGTCCTGCTAATACTTTTTTATATTTAAATTCAGTGTTTACATCAATTAAATTGACAGAATCTACTACAAGTTTCTTTTTGGTTGATACAAACCTTTGAGTTCCTGCCCCATATTCTCTAATAGAAATATAATTATTTGTTAAAGCATCATTTTTAGTATAAGCTAATCTAAATGATGTTCCAGCACCAACAGTAATTACATAGTAAACGCTATCATTAACTAAGTATTCACTTGCTAAGGTTCCTATGCCTATTGGAAACCCTCCTAAAGTTTGATATACAACTTCTTCTCCAGTTATAAGATAATGCTTGGATGGGAATGTAAACTGGTCATTAATATCACTAACATACCCTCCTGCAGAAGATGCAGTAAACTCTAATTCTTTTGCCTGAAGTTTCATTTTAACTTCAGTCTTTACAGAATCATTTCCTCCACCAAACACTGTGATTGTTGGAGGTTTAGTATAATTGAATCCTTGATCAGTTACAATTAATTTAGTTATTTTACCAGTTAATTGAGGTATAACAGTGGTTTGAGTATCATTTCCATTATTGATTAAAAATCTTGGAGGATTTGCAATATCATAATTTGTTCCAGGGTTTAAAATATTAATAGATGTTATTTCACCATAGTAAACTTTATCATAAGATTTGTAATTTTTGATTTCTACGCCATTTGCTAAAATTCCTATTGGTCCTGGTAATGTTTCTACATCAGAAATTAGAACATTTGGAATTTTAGGAAACTTTTTAAATATTTTTGCTGAAGTAAATGTGTTTCCATATAAACTATTATCAATCAAAGTAAATGAACTAACATATCCTTTAACAGAATTGTTTACAGGAGGATTGACTAATTCATAAAAACTAATAAAAGATGAATTGGCAATATTTTCTGCAGAATATGCTAATTTAATAGTATCACCATTAATGTTTTTAACATAAAAAGATACACCTGTAGTAACACCAACTGGATTGGAATAATTGCCAGTAATAGTGTAATTAGTTACAGTTACTAATTCACCATCATAAAAATTATGAGATCCTTCTAAAGATTCATAGTCACTTTGATTTACAGTAAATGAAAATTGTCTTTTGTATGGAGTTATGTTATAATTAGGAAATCCATTAGAAGTTATGTAGTTATAAGTTTCATCTACAAAAGAGTTTTGAATATTTGCAGTAAACTTATTATTAACTTCTGGATATGTTGTTGACTGTGATTTAAATAATTTTCTTTTTGCAGTTATTCTTGATCCAACATAGGAAGAAATTCCAGACACGTTAATTGTGTACTGTTTTGGAGTTGCATTACTTGTAGAAACATCTACATTAGATTTAATTCTTTCATTAAAGTTGGTTCTATATAAATCTACAACATCACTATTTCTCAATTTGTGATTGTGTAAAGTTTTTACATTTCCAGTAGATAAGCTGATTCCCTCTAAACTATAATTTGGTAATGATGTAGTCAATACACCAGAATATACAGTTAAAGGTAAATTATAAATTAAAGATTTTGTAAAAGGATTGTCATCAAGATTTCCTAAATTATCTACTTTAATTGGGTCACCTTTGAGTGCATAAGAAACTGTAGAATACTCTATTCCTGAAAGAGAACCAACTATTCTCAATTTAACTTGAGTGTTTGAGTCTGCTTGATATCCATAAACAAAATTGTCTCCATATACTTCTGATTTTGAAAGTATACTTTGAGAAATTCCAGAACAATTTAAAAATTGATTTGTTGTTTTATCTGTATAAGTTACTGTAAGATCATTAATGTAGATAGTTCCAGATTTTTCAAATCCAATAGTAGAATCAACTGTAATAACATTTGCACCTGAAGAAATATCTTCTACAACATAAGTTTTTGGAGTCTCTAGAAAAGAACCAAAAATAGAACCAGTTGAACTTAAGTTTGCAGAATATCCAGAGAATAAATTAATTTTATAGAAGACTTTATTCTTTACATAAAACCTATCAACACTATAGATTGAACCAGAAGCTGGTAAAATTCTTCCATCTACACTTTTATCTTGATAAAGTGTTTGACCTACTAATTTAATAGGGTCTCCTGATATTAATTCACATCTAAATGACTCACAGACAGTCCATTTATCATCAGATGGTTTGAATGTATAGTCATCAGGTTTGATGACCTTTACATCTTGTCCATAGAGGACTTTGAACAGTATTTTGTATGCTTCATCAGTTCCTTTGGTCTCATAAAATGTTCTTGCTTTACTAATAAAGTTGGGAACATTAATTCTACTGTCAAAATCAATTTCTTCAAATCCAGGAATAAATTGATACTTGGTTTTTCTAAAAAACTCTTGTAAAAATAAGTTAGTTAAGTTTTGAACAGCAGCACCTGAAGTATGCTCTGAAGATTCTGTTTGAGAAAAGACTAAAAATTCTGGATTATTCTCTTGTGTTAATGATGAAATGCCACTAAATCCACGAACACATCCAGTAAAGGAATTTGTAGTAATTCCAGTGTACGTGATGATTTCATTATCAATCTTAATCAATCCATATTCTTGTGGATACCCACTAACAGATTCTACAAAAATCTCATCATCAAAAAAATCTACATTTTCTGTTAGTACAGTGTCTGAATATAAATTAGTATTATCAAACGCATCAAAATTCTTGTAATTAATTAAATTTTCTGCAAGATCTACTGCAGAACCTTGAAATTCTTGTGATGTATAATATTGCTTTAAAAATTCTGAAAAATTTGGATTATCTGATAGAATAAATTCAGGAATTTGATTATAAACAATATCCTTAATTTTTACTACTTTATTGTCTTGATTCATTTTAATTTCTTACTTTTGAGTCAGAGAAATAACTTGATTCTGGAATAAATCTACTACCAGATGCATTTTCCCCAGATGATATTAAATCCTTAACCATAGAAATATTGCTATTTCCAATATCTAATTTTAAGTAAATTGATTTTTTGGCAATTACATCATTAGAATATGGAATTGCATCAATCTCAATAATCTTGTTGGGTTTTGATGTAGAAGATACCTTTATATTATCTATATTGATAATTCCATTCACATAATCAACTGTACCAACATTTCCTATCTGTTTGACTATTTTATTTTCACTATATGAAAAGAGATATAATGTTCCTGTCTTTAATGTAGAATCATCAACAATATCCCCAATATAAACAGTGGGAGTAACTCCATTAACTACAAATCCACTTGATCTAATATTTGGAATAGTATTATTTCTATTGTCATTTACATTAAATCTATTTTCAAAGCAAATCAGGTACTTTGTGGGTTCATTTAAAATGACTTCAAAGTTTCTTCTAATTCTTACTTTGGTTATGTTTGATGTAATTGCAGTGCTTGTAGAATCTATAATTCCTAAAGCCTTACTATACTTAAATCTTCCACCAAACTTATTCAAATCAGATGAATTTGAATACGTGGTTAATGATGACAGAACATTAGTCTTTAAGGACTCTGGCGAAGAAGATAAGTTTGAATTATAATACACTGTAGAATCTATTTCAACATATAATACATTAATATCTACAAATTCTGGTCTAATTCCTGCTATAGTGTACTTCTTGAGGTCATTTAAAATAAAATCTTTTGTAGATTGAGCAAGAAAATCAGAATTTTTTGGTTTTACTGCTAAAAATACCTTACCATATTGAGGTGGTGTCATTTCTTCACCACCATAAGCAGTTACTGATTCAATATTTGAGTAAATTGAAGGTAAAATTGCTTCATAATCACCTGCTGTTACTGCTCTACGCTGTGATGCATACAATCTTGGTGCATAATACCTCACAGACTCTATAGATTGTATATCGTCACCATTTTGAGCAGGTGTATTTGTGACCACAACACCAACAGATAATGTCACCAGAGCATCATTATTGTCTATCAGAGTGCCAGAGAAGGTGAAGTTGGATGCTCCATTACCTGCAGGCCCATTCGTGACCACGTAGGAGGCATTAACAACATTTCCATTACTCAATTTCTTACCAAAAATGCCATCACCAAAGAAAAGTTCATATTTTTCATCAGAAACTTCTTGAATTAAAAAGATTTGTGATGTAGAACTGATGCCAACAATATCATTAATTGAAGAATACTCCTCTGAAGTGGTACTTTGGGAGTTATTATAGACTTTTACCCTAATTGTAGAGGTATCTACATAAGGATTTGGGATAATATACTTCTGATTTGGTTGAGAATTATCTACAGTAAAGGTTTTTGTGAGATATGTTCCTTCATAAATGTCAATTCCAGAGAAAATTGCCTCACCATTTGAGACACTGACAGTAATATCTTCTGGAATTGAGAAAATGTAACTGGTATTATCTAATGAACCTGTGCAGACAATACCAGATTTGAGTGATACAGTCTTAATTGAGGAATTAATGCCAGTTACTATGAATGAAATATTTGCTTTTGCTGCTCTTCTGGAGAGGGGAACAAACCCTATGTTCCTTGCAAGAGACACTACGTTCTCTCTGATGGTTGCACTGTCCAGGAATGCCTCATTTGCCACCATATTGGTGTTGTAGGCAGTCAGATAACTGTTATAGGCAAGTATATCAATCAGTACAGAGAAGTTAGAACCTTCAAAATCAAAGTCGCTAAAGGTTGAATTTGCTCTTAAGTAGTCTTTGATGGAGGTTCTAATCTGATCGAAGTCCAGATTAGTGAAATCTGTGAATGCCATTAGTATCTGGTTGGTTGTAATATGAAGTTAATTGCCTGTGTTGGAACAGCAAGTCCAACAATATCATAAGTAATGGTTACATCAAGTTCATTATCTTCAGGATATAGTGCAACATTTACATCTCTAACAACAACTCTTGGTTCAAAGTTAGAAAGAACAGTCTTAATTTCTTCCTGTAAAGGATCTACAATACCACTATCTGCAAGTTCAAAGAAGTAACTTTCAACCTTTGACCCTAAAAGTGAGTTAAAAAACCTTTCGCCAACTCTTGTTCTGATTAAATTGACTACAGATCGCTTAATTGCATCTTCATTTAAGAGTGTTCCAATATCATTAGTCACAGGATGCCTTAGAAAGGACAAGCTGATATCTTTAAATCCTCTTGAAATATTCTCTAAAGGCACCTGTGACTATCAAATACATTACTTTTATTTATTGAGGTTTGCCATAGGTTGGTTCAGTTCCATATTCCCAATCATCATAGTCCTCATCATTACGAATTTTCTCATGAAATTCTGTTTGTTCCTTCAAAAAATGTTTACTTTTGGGAACATCATCATGCATAATTTCTTGAATTGTACGTTTCTCGAGTTTTACATGGTAGTCAGTGACTAAATTTGTGGTTCCCCACATCTGATACATGTAATTTTTGTCTCTATCTACAGGTAAGTTGGACATTTTTCCTAATTCGAAGTGAATTAGAACTTTTAAAGGGGTTGCCATCCCTATTTCGTACATAAAATCATCAGAAGTTTCAATTTTTCTTTTATTTTCCACTGAGTATTCAGTCAAATCTATCTCATAACCAGGATTTTGAGTGATTCTATTGCGAGTCCAGGCATCATCATACCATAAAATCTTATTATTTGGGTATGCATAGAAGTTTCCATTATCCATTTTAAAAAAATGAGCACATTTGTGCTCTGGAGTCTCACTAAAATTAGTATTCAGTGTTGATTTTGACTCCCAAGACCAATCTAAAGTGAACATATAGACACCTTCGTTCTTTTCGCCCTTATAATTAATCAATTCTGCACGCAATCCAGCAAGTCTAGACCTCACTTGAACATCAATATAAGGCGAAAAGCAATCCCACCACATACATTCCTCAAGTTTAGGCACTGGAGCATCTGGTTTCCAGCAAAATGCATGAATAGGTCTTCTAGTCCAGTTAACGCCATTCTCTAAAAATGCCTCAAAGAGGGGTACATGTTTCTCTAAGGATGCTACAGAGTGTACATCACATAAAGTCACCTCTCCATGTCCTTGCTTATGATTATAGAGGAACTCATTCCTAATGTAACAAGTAATTGTAGGAAGATTGTGATTTAAATATGCCATATAGTTAATAAAAAAGCAGGGTTTCCCCTGCTTATCTATATTAATTACCTTGACCTCTGTAACGCTTCTTCCTGCCATTACGAGAGGTGGCAGAGAGAATGGTGTGCTGTGAACGACCTTGACGAGTCTTTTTGGGTTTGTGCTCAATAATGACCTTATTAGTCAGGGAAGGACGCTTTGCCATAATTTATTCCTCAGAATCACCTATACATTCTACCACAAGATCTGCTGGATTGGGAACCCCTGTCTCATAAAATTGTTCAGAAAGTTCATCTACAATATCCCACAGTTCCTCTTGAGAGAGATTCTGGTACAGTACCCTCCCTTGACACAGAATTCTAAATGACTCTTGTTTTTTCATGTCCTACACGAATTTGTGGATGGCACCAAATCTCAAAACCTGCCTTCTTGGCATCCAGACAGAAGGAAACATCCTCCCCACACATGTCCTGGACCTCACCAGAATCAAAGACCTGCATTTGTGGGGCAAACCATGGATACTTCATGTCAGGGTGCTCAAAGACCCCCTTCTTAATCAGAACCCAACCAAAGCCTGTGTAATCCACAGTGAATGGTTTCTTTCTGTTGCCAATGGTTTCTACCATCTCATGATTCATGACGCCCCCATTCTTCTTGAAGTCGTCCTCTTCCAACCAGTGTGCCACTGATGTGGTTCTGCCATCTTCTGTGGCATACCAACCTGCTGCAATGTCCTTATCCATTCCAAAGATTGCCCAGAATGCATCAGTGTTAAAGACAATATCAGAGTCAATCCACAGTTGATAATCATACTTCAATTTACCCTGCCAGGGAACCTGATCAGGACCTGCCAGTACATTTGCACCTAGACACTTACAACGTGCAAAGTTCACCATGGAACTATAATCTTGACTAATCTGAATACTTGCCCCTGCCTGTACTAAATCAAAACACAACTGAACAAATGCCTTCAGAAATGTATATGATACTCCACGACCTGGAAGACAGAATACAATACTCTTTCCTTTAATTCTTTCTAGACATTCTTCTCTATTGAACAGAGGTTGCTCTTGAGGTTCAGTAGGTTTTTTTGCCTTTACAGTAAATCCTTTTGCCATAAAAATTCAATACTAAATGTTGATACGTATCAACTCATATGATACTACATTATTTAGTTTCAGTCAAATACAGCAGTGACCCCTATGACTTTTGCCTTTGGATTTCTTGCAAGTGCCGTTTCCTTTGCATCCTTATAATCTCTGGCATAGACTTCTTCATAAAAGACCTTCCCTGCCACATATAACTGTACTCTACACTTCATCACAGGTACTCACAATCAAAAACTCTTCTAGATCATAATCAGTGGAAAATATGTCCATCATCATGGAAATATTTGTGAGGCAAGACTGGCATTCTGCCTCAGTACCCTCACAAAATATCCTGTCTCTGGCAATCAACTTATAGGGCATTTTTTCCTGGCAAAAATTTTTTCTATTGCCAGGGACCCAATAATCTTTATTCCTTCCCACAGGCAAACTCCAATATACTCCAATTCCTCACAAAAGTCCAGGGTATTTTTTACTAGGGAAAAATTTTTTTGTTTCATCTCTATAATTAGCTCGCTTTTTCAAAGGTTTGTAGGTTAGGGGAGTCAGTAAAATTCGCATTACAACCCCACAACAACACAAACCCCCACAATACCTGTCAATTCACTATAACATACCCTCACAGATCTGTCAAGTGGTATAGCCTACTGGTTTGTCAATAGAATACTTTCAGTCCCACACATACACTCACTGTCTTATACACAGTTTTCCACAGGTTTGTTATACTTTTTCCACAGGTTTTCCACAGTTTTCTTATAGTTTTCCACAGGCATATTCACTGTCTATTTGTATAAACACTGACAGGCACTGTGTTCTCACAAAATATAACTCACTGCCTGTGGAAAACTTTTATACTGTGCCACAAAATTCACTGTCCTGGGGGTATTGACATCTGGGAGGATTTGTGATATACTGGGGGCCAAGATCACAACAACTGGACACATTTACCAACAATACAGTAGATTATACATATCATTCACACTTTTTCCACAGAATTAACAAAACCTGTGGAAAACTCATCTATATTTTTTTGAACATTTATATTCATTTCATAACACTGTACGGAATGAACATTTCACCATCTATTAACATCTAAAACATCTTCCATCATGTATGCTAACTCACTGATATAAGACCACTCTAACCATGCCACACTTCTCTGATCTTCAGTATCACACTGCTCAATCACTTTGTTATACTGTTGCTTATAACTATCAAGTGCCAAGATGATTCTTTGTGCATCCTCTTGACATAACTCAATCTTGAAAACTTTGTTCTTTTTCATTCTACTTTAACACAT